ATATATATGGCCTTTGCACACAGATAAAAATACACAATAAATAACTATATTTACTTAAATTTTATACAATGAAAAAACAAATTAAAACAGAAGAGTTAGCAAAATTACAAAATTTAGCAACAGTTATTAAAACAACTCAAGAGCAAGTAGGAGTGTTAGAAACACAAAAGCACGTGTTATTACATAAATACGATATACTAAGCCAAGAGTTAAATAAATTTAAATCAGAGCTACAAGAAACATACGGTGACGTAAGCATAGACATTAAAGATGGTAGCTTTAAAAAAATTAAAAATGAATCTAATAAGAAAGATTAGTATTGGCAGAGATTATAAAAATGATGCTATGCATTACAGCCTCAACCAAGAAGTATTTGGGGGGCATAAGATTGTAGAAATATTAGAAGAAGACGAAAGCTATAATATATACATTGAAAAAAACGAAGAGGTACTGCCTTGGAAAACTTTTAATAAGAATATGGCTATAGCGGTAGAATATAATTTACAATATTAATGAGGCACTTGAATGCTTATATAGTGGAACCTGTAAATGGTAGATACACTAATAATAAAAAAATAGGTGAAAAAGAATTAATATTAAATACAACTATTGAAAACCATAAGTTTATTAATAGGAAAGGTATTATAAAAGAAACACCTATAAATAATTCAATACTTAAAAAAGGTGATGAAGTTATAGTGCATCACAATACATTTAGAAGATTTTATAATGTTAGGGGCCAAGCAAAAGATAGCAGTAATTATTTTGATAATAATAATTTTTTTGTTTATATAGATCAAATATTTTTATATAAAAGAAATAATAAGTGGCTAACACCCCCTGGTTATTGTTTTGTAAAACCTTTAAAAAATAATAATTTATTATCAGAAGCTAAAGAAAAGCCACTTACAGGCATTTTAAAGCACCTAGGGGACGATTTAAAGAGCTTTAATTTAAATAATGAAGATATAGTTGGTTTTACTCCAAACAGTGAATATGAGTTCTTAATTGACGGGGAAAGATTATATCGAATACCTATAAATTCAATATCAATTAAATATGAAAGAGCAGGAACTGAAGTCGAATATAATCCAAGCTGGTTATAAAGCTGTAAAAGAGCTAATAAGAGTAGCGGAAGAGCAAATAATAATGGATGATCCTGATGAGGATTTAGCAGCTGACAGGTTAAAAAACGCTGCGGCAACTAAAAAATTAGCAATATTTGATGCATTTGAAATACTTAACCGTATTGAAAATGAAAAAAATATAATGCAAGATACTCCTACAAAAGAAAAAGAAAGTTTTGGTGGATTTGCTGAAAAAAGATCTAGGTAATGTACGAACAAACATTAATAAAGACTGTTTATCCTATCAAAAAAAATATTATTAAAAAAAATAATAGATATAAAAAGTGGGTATACGGTTACAATAAGGAATACGATGTAGTTGTTATAAGCAAGGATGGAACTATAGGTGATATTGTAGAAATTCAAAATTTGTGTATAGCATTACCTTCTGTAAGCAAATTAAGCAAAGTAAACAATAAGTGGACAGCAATAGATCTTCCTAAAGAGTTTAAAAATTTAAAAACTATATTTGATTGGGAAACATATCCTGAACAATTTAAAAACAAATGGTATCCTTACATAGATGAAGAATTTGAAAGAAGGGAAAAAGGTTATTGGTTTAATAATAACGGCGAGCCTACTTATATTACAGGGACTCACTATATGTATTTGCAATGGTCAAAAATTGACGTTGGAAGACCAGATTATAGAGAAGCCAACAGGATATTTTATATATTCTGGGAAGCTTGCAAAGCCGATCACAGATCATATGGAATATGCTATCTCAAAAATAGACGGTCTGGATTTTCTTTCATGGCCTCGAACGAGACAGTTAACCAAGCTACAATATCTAAAGACGCTAGATTCGGTATACTATCAAAGAGTGGAGCAGACGCAAAAAAAATGTTTACAGATAAAGTCGTACCCATATCAGTCAATTATCCGTTCTTTTTCAAACCAATACAAGACGGGATGGATAGACCTAAAACAGAACTTGCTTATAGAGTACCAGCAGCCAAGTTTACAAGAAACAGCCTCAGATCTACCCTGGGGGATAACAATGAGCTGCCGGAGGGACTGGATACAACCATTGATTGGAAAAACACAGGTGACAACTCTTATGATGGGGAAAAGCTTCGTCTTTTAGTTCATGATGAAAGTGGTAAATGGGAAAGGCCAGATAATATATTGAATAATTGGCGTGTTACAAAAACAACGTTAAGATTAGGTAGCAGAATTATAGGTAAATGTATGATGGGATCAACATCAAATTCGCTAGATAAAGGAGGTGATAATTTTAAAAAACTTTATGATGATTCAGACGTTACCAAAAGAAATAAAAATGGCCAGACTAGCTCAGGATTGTATTCTTTGTTTATACCTATGGAATGGAATTACGAAGGATACATTAATTCTTATGGATACCCTGTATTCGATACGCCAAAAGTACCCGAGTCTGGTGCAGATGGATTACCAATTGAAACGGGGGTCATAGATTTTTGGCAAAACGAAGTTGAAGGATTAAAAAATGATTCTGATGGTTTAAATGAATATTATAGACAATTCCCAAGAACTGAAGAGCACGCTTTTAGAGATGAAGCTAAAAATAGTATTTTCAATTTAAGTAAAATATATGAGCAAATTGATTATAACGAAGACTTAGAAAGAAAAGGATTTATTACAAAAGGAAGTTTTCTTTGGGAAAATGGAATTAAAGATACTAGAGTAATGTTTGCACCAAATAAAAGTGGAAGATTTTTAGTTTCATGGACACCCGATAAAAAGTTAGAAAATAACGTAATAATTAAAAACGGTATTAAACATCCTGGGAATGAGCATATTGGTGCATTCGGTTGTGACTCGTATGATATATCAGGCACAACTGATGGGCAAGGGTCTAAAGGATCTTTGCACGGATTAACAAAATTTAGCATGGAGGACGCCCCTCCGGATACATTTTTCTTAGAATATATTGCCAGGCCCCAAACCGCTGAAATGTTTTTTGAAGATGTATTAATGGCATTAGTGTATTACGGAATGCCAATGCTTGCTGAAAACAATAAACCCCGGCTTCTATATTATTTAAAACGAAGGGGTTATAGAGGATTTGCAATGAATAGACCAGATAAAGTTTGGAACAAACTATCAGTTGCGGAAAGAGAAGTTGGTGGAATACCTAACTCTTCAGAAGATATTAAACAAGTGCATGCGGCGGCAATTGAAACATATATTCAAAAACACGTAGGTATGAATGATAATGGGTTTGGGAATATATATTTTAATACAACGCTAAATGACTGGGCTAAATTTGATATAAATAAGAGAACTAAGTTTGATGCTACTATAAGCTCCGGTTTAGCTATTATGGCGTGTAATAGACATTTATATCACCCTCGCCCAAAATATGAAAAAAAAGGTTTAGATTTAAAATTATCAAGATTTAATAATAAAGGAATGCAGTCGCAAATAATACAATAGCATGGCAGAAACAATACTAAAAAGTTCATTTCCTAGTCAAATAGCCTCTGATGTTGAAAAGGCTAGCCTAGAGTACGGTTTAAAGGTTGCCCGTGCTATAGAACACGAATGGTTTAAAAGAGACAGCGGTGCAACAAGATTCTTTTCTAATAGAGATGAGTATCATAGACTTAGGCTATATGCAAGAGGGGAACAATCAGTAAAAAAATATAAAGATGAATTGTCTATTAATGGTGATTTATCATATTTAAATTTAGATTGGAAGCCTGTACCTATAATACCTAAGTTTGTTGATATAGTCGTGAATGGCATGTCTGATAGGTTATATGATATAAAAGCTTTTTCACAAGATCCCGCTTCTATAAAACAAAGAACAGATTATGTTGAATCTGTTGTTGCAGATATGCAAACAAAAGAAATATCAGATCAAATACAGAAAGAAATTGGGGTAAATTTATATAGTAATGATAAAGATAAGCTTCCTGATAATGAAGATGAACTTTCTTTGCATATGCAATTAGAATATAAACAAGCAATTGAAATTGCAGAAGAGCAAGCTATAAATTCTATATTTAATTCTAATAATTATGACTTAACGCAAAGAAGAATTAATTATGATTTAGCTGTTATAGGTATTGGGGCTATAAAAAATGAATTTAATACATCTGAAGGCATAAAATTAAAATATGTTGATCCAGCAGATTTAGTTTATTCTTATACCCATTCCCCTTATTTTGATGATATTTATTACATAGGGGAGGTAAGATCTGTAACTATAAATGAATTAAAACAACAATTTCCAAATTTAACAGATGATGAATTAAAAAACATTTCCCAACAAGGTGTGCAGACCGCGGCTTCACATAATAGATATGTAAATGAAGACTCAGTCTTAGACGCTAATACAATACAGATTTTATATTTTAATTATAAAACATATAACAATCAAGTATTTAAAATAAAGAAAACAGCAACAGGCGCTGACAAAGCAATAGCTAAAAGCGATCAATTTAACCCCCCAGCTGATAATGATTTATTTACAAAACAATCAAGATCTTTAGAAGTTGTATATGATGGAGCATTTGTTTTAGGTACGAAAAAAATGTTAAAATGGGAAATTGCTAAAAATATGGTAAGGCCTAAAAGTGATACTACTAAAGTAATGATGAATTATAGCGTAGTAGCTCCTAGGATATATAAAGGAAGAATAGAATCTTTGGTTGGCAGAATTACTGGATTTGCGGATATGATTCAACTTACGCATTTAAAATTACAGCAGGTAATGGCAAGAATGATTCCCGATGGAGTTTATTTAGATGCTGATGGCCTTGCTGAAATAGATTTGGGGAATGGTACAAATTATAATCCTCAAGAAGCATTAAATATGTTTTTTCAAACAGGATCTGTTATAGGCAGGTCTATGACTCAGGAAGGAGATATGAATCCCGGTAAAGTGCCTATTCAAGAGTTAACATCGAATGGAGGTAATAATAAAATGAGTTCTTTAATAAACACTTATAATTATTATTTACAAATGATTAGAGACGTAACTGGTTTAAATGAGGCAAGAGACGGATCAGTTCCCGATAAAAATGCATTAGTTGGGGTGCAAAAATTAGCAGCAGCAAATTCAAATACGGCAACAAGACATATATTACAATCTAGTTTATTTTTAACCGCTAAAACAGCGGAGGCTATAAGCTTAAGAATATCGGATGTGTTAGAATTTTCTCCTACGAGAGAATCGTTTGTTTCAAGTATTGGAAGATTTAATGTAGCAACATTAGACGATATTAAAAACATGCACTTACACGATTTCGGTATTTATATAGAATTAGCCCCCGACGAAGAAGAAAAGCAAAAACTAGAAAATAATATACAACAAGCTTTAGCTAAAGATCAAATATATTTAGAAGACGCAATTGATGTACGAGAAATAAAAAATATAAAATTAGCTAACCAACTTTTAAAAGTAAGAAGAAAAAAGAAGTTAGAATTAGATCAACAAAGCCAACAAAAAAACATTAAAGCACAAGCTGATGCAAATTCACAAAATACTCAAGTTGCTGCTCAAATGGAAATTCAAAAAAATGAAGCTATAACAAACCAAAAAGTACAATTAGCAGAAATGGAAGCAAATCTTGAATTGCAAAAAATGGAGCAAGAAAAGAATTTGAAAAAAGAATTAATGAGCTATGAGTTTGAGCTAAATATGGCTTTAAAAGAAAAAGAAAATGAAACTTTTACAAATAAAGAAAAGTTTAAAGAAGATAGAAAAGACGAAAGAACAAGAATACAAGCTAGCCAACAATCTAAATTAATAGAACAAAGAAAAGATAGGAAAGGAGAGCAAGAGTTTGAATCTGCTGGTAACGACACCATGGGGAGCGGGTTTAACTTAGAACAATTTGAGCCCCGGTAACAACTTTTAATAATTATATAATATTTTATCATGTCAGAAGAAACAAAAGAAGCTGTGCAAGAAGAAACAGTTAATAAAACTGAAAATCAAGCGCAACCTGAAACAAAAGAAAAAAAAGAAGAACCCGCTCCGTACAAAACGCCGGTTGATGAAGACGGAACGTTAAAATTAGATTTACGTAAATTTAAACAAGAAGAAGATGCCGTTAAAGAGCAAAGCACAGATGAGGTACCTGTACGCGACGAATCCGAAGCTGGCGGAAACGTACAAGAACAAAACATCGAAACAACAGATGAAAAACCTTCCGGAGAAAGCAACACCGATAACAATGCGGATGAAGTACTAGAGCTTGTAAACGAGGAACAAGAAGCTACATTAGCGGATAAAATAAAAGATATTCCCAATAAGCTTAAAGAAAAATCGGAAGACGTAAATAATATACAAGAGCCTCAGCCTGAATTACCTGAAAATATTGACAAATTAGTTGATTTTATGAAAGAAACAGGCGGAACTCTTGAAGATTATGTAAATCTTAATAAAGATTACGCGGGCATGGAAGATATGCAAATACTAAGAGAGCATTATCACCAAACTAAGCCCCACTTAACAGAAGAAGAAATAAGTTTTTTAATTGATGACTCCTTTTCTTATGATGAAGAATCAGATGAAGAAAGAGATATAAAAAGAAAAAAACTTGCTTTAAAAGAATCAATTGCCGAGGCTAAATCAACTCTTACTAATTTAAAGAGTAAGTACTACGACGAACTTAAGTTAAGTTCTAAGTTGTCTCATGAACAGAAAGAAGCGGTTCAGTTTTACGACAATTATAAACAAACGGAAGAAATATCTAAACAACAGAGATCTATATTTGAACAAAAAACAAGTGATTTGTTTTCTGAAAATTTCAAAGGTTTTGAATATAAAGTAGGCGAAAGCAAATATAGATTTAAAGTCAAAGATGTTAATAATGTAAAAGAAAACCAATCCGACATTAATTCGTTAGTCAGCAAGTTTGTTGACAAAAACAATAATATGAAAGATGCCGGGGGTTATCACAAAGCATTATTTACAGCTATGAATGCTGATGCTGTTGCAAATCATTTTTATGAACAAGGTAAAGCTGATGCGGTTAAAACTAGCATGGCCCAATCTAAAAACATAGATATGAACCCAAGGGGTACACATGAAAATGTAACTACTCAGGCGGGTATGCAAGTTAAAGCAGTAAGTGGTGATGATTTTGAACGTTTACGAATTAAAATTAGAAAATAACTTTAAAAATTTAAAAAAATGGGATTATTTAGTACGGGTGGATCGTTTCCAGCAGGATTAACGCCTACCCCCACAAAAACGTTGTTTGGTAATAACTACCTAACATTTGACTCTGCTTCTGGTGGAGGAACATTTACACAACAATTTCTACCCGATGTATACGAAAAAGAAGTTGAAAGATATGGAAACAGATCCGTAGCTTCTTTCTTACGTATGGTTGGTGCTGAAATTCCTTCTGCTTCAGATCAAATTATTTGGTCAGAACAAGGAAGATTACATATTGCTTATGATAGCGCTTCTGCTAATACAACTACAGGTGTCATTACTGAAAATGGGCACGCTATAAGAGTAGGGCAGACGGTAGCTATTATTGAAGCTGGAACACACCCTAACGATGGTGTTACTTGGACTGCTGATAAAGTTGTAAAAGGAGTTGTTTCTGCTGTAGCTACTAACACATTTACTGTTAAAGCTTATGGCGGTTCTACACTTACTGCAGCTGGGCTTACTTCAGGTACCGGCGTTACTGTTAAGGTATTTGTATATGGTTCTGAATTTGCTAAAGGAACTGCAGGTATGGCTGGTTCTGTTGATGCTGGTTTCCAACAATTCTCTAATTCGCCTATTATTATCAAAGATAAATATTCTATCTCTGGTTCTGATACTGCACAAATAGGATGGGTTGAGGTTACTACTGAAAACGGAGCTTCAGGATACTTGTGGTACTTAAAATCAGAGCATGAAACAAGGCTTAGATACGAGGATTATCTTGAAATGGCTATGGTAGAAGGTGAACTTGCTGCTTCTGGATCTGGCGCTATAGGCGATGGATACAAAGGTACTGAAGGTATGTTTGCGGCTATTGAGTCAAGAGGGAATATTTATCAAAATTTTAATTCAGGTGAAAACGCACTAGACAACTCTGACGGTGCTACAAGATCTGGACTACAAGATTTTGATGAAATTCTTAAAAATTTAGATAAGCAAGGAGCTATTGAAGAAAATATGCTTTTCCTTAATAGAGCTACTGCACTTACCTTTGATGATATGCTAGGGGCTGTAAACGCTCATTATAATGGAGGTACTTCTTATGGAGTATTCAACAACAGTGAGGATATGGCACTTAACTTAGGATTTAGTGGTTTCCGTAGAGGTTCTTACGATTTCTATAAGACTGATTGGAAATACTTAAATGATGCAACAACTCGTGGTTTAGGTGGAAACATTGATGGTGTACTTGTACCCGCCGGTACTTCTACTGTATACGATCAATCACTTGGTAAAAATATCAAGCGACCATTCTTACACGTACGTTACAGAGCTTCTGAAGCTGATGATAGAAAAATGAAATCTTGGATCACTGGATCTGTAGGTGGAGTTTATACTTCTGACGTTGATGAAATGAATGTACACTTCTTGTCTGAAAGAT